GGAGATCGTCGCCACCGAAGCGAGCGCGCGCGCGCCCCGCCGCACCGGGCGGCTCGCCGGGTCGGTCCGGGCCGCCAAACAGGCCAAACGCGCGCGCGTGCAAGCCGGGCGCGCGTCCGTCCCGTACGCAGGACCGATCCATTGGGGTTGGCCCGCCCGCAACATCGAACCGCAACCGTTCCTCACCGACGCCGCCGTCGCGACCGAGGCCCGCTGGACCGCCCAATACGTCGAGGACGTCGAGGCTGCACTCGCGAAAGTGAAAGGAGCCTGAATGGCTTGGCAGCGGTTCTCGGTCGAGCTCAAAGGCGAAGACCAGCCGATCGTCGTGCAGACCAACGCCCGCGACTGGTCGAACGTCACCATCGATCCGGGTGCACCGAAAGCCTTGGATATGACGTTCCGGGTCGTCCACTCGGCACTCGTCCGCACCGGCGTGCAAGTGCCACGCGACTACGGCGGGTTCCTCGAGGTGCTCGAAGGGATACCGCAATCGCTCGACGGCGACGACGAAGACCTCCTGACCCCTACGGACGCGGCACCTTAGGACGCCTGGCGGTGACCGCAGCTATCCGTACTGGCGTCGCCCCCGAAGCGTGGTTGGAAGACGCCCGCGCGTTGATTACGTGCGTCGAGATCTTGCACGAAGCCGACCTGAAAGCACGGCGACGATAGATGGCCGGCCCCGCGATCCTGAAGATCGACATCATCGCCGATGCGACCAAGGCGGTCGCGGCGATGAAAGACACCGGTGGCGCCGCCGAAACTGCGGGCTCGAAAATGTCGGGGGCGGCGAAAGCGATCGGTGGTGCGCTCGCGGTCGGTTCCGTCGTCGCGTTCGGCAAAGCGTCCTTCGCGGCCGCCGAAGAATCGGCGCAAGCCAGCGCCCGGCTCGAGCAGGTGTTCCAGTCGATGGGCGACGAGACCGGCAAGGCCGCCAAAGAAGCCGAGAACTACGCGAACGCGCTTTCCAAGAAGATCGGGGTCGATGACGAAGCGATCATCGCCGCGCAAGCGCAACTGGCGACGTTCGGGGCCGTGTCCGACGAGACCGCCCGTACTGCGGGAGTGTTCGACCGGGCCACCGCGGCCGCCGCCGACCTCGCCGCCGCCGGGTTCGGGACGCTCGACAGCAACTCGGTGCAGCTCGGCAAGGCGCTGCAAGATCCGACGAAGGGCCTCGCGGCGCTCGCCAAGTCGGGGGTGACGTTCACGGATTCGCAGAAAGAGCAGATCAAGGCGATGCAAGAGTCGGGCGATCTGCTCGGCGCCCAAAAGATCGTCCTGTCGGCTGTCGAAGGGCAAGTGAAGGGGACGGCGGAGGCGACCGCGACCGGCAGCGACAAGATGGCGGTCGCGTTCGGCGAGGTGCAAGAACAGGTCGGCGGGTTCCTGCTGCCGGTCATGACGAAACTCACCGACATCTTCGTCAAATACAAGGGCATCATCCTGCCGGTCGGCGCGGCACTGCTCGTGGCCGCCGGCGCAGTGAAGCTGTATTCACTCGCGCAGAACGTGGCCGCGGTCGCGACCGCGGTCTGGACCGCCGCGCAATGGCTGTGGAATGCGGCGACGTTTGCCGGTCTGGCGCCGCTCCTTCTCGTCATTGCCGCGATCGCCGCGCTCATCGCGATCGGCGTCCTCATCGTCAAAAATTGGGACACGATCAAAGAGGCCGCCGCCGCGGTGTGGCAGTTCATGCAGAAGGCATGGGACAAGATTCTTGGTGTCATTCAGGGCGCGTTCAACTGGATCAAGGAAAACTGGCCGCTCCTGCTCGCGATCCTGACCGGCCCGTTCGGGCTCGCGGTCCTCGCGATCGTCAAGAACTGGGATTCGATCAAGGGTGCGGCGGTCGCCGTCTTCGATTGGCTCAAAGAGACATGGTCGACGATTCAGGCGATCATCACTCGGCCTATCGAGCTCGCGGTGGAGGCGATCACCAAAAGTTGGGACAAGATCAAAGAGGCCGCGACCGCTGTTTGGGAATGGGTGGTCGAAAAGTTCCAGAAGATCGTCGACTTTATTACGGGTATGCCCGAAGAGTTCCGGGACGCGCTCTCCGGTCTCGCCAACCTGTTCAAAGGCGCGTTCAAGGCTGCGTTCAACGCGATCGCGAACTTGTGGAACGACACGGTCGGCTCATTGCGGTTCGAGGTCCCCAGCTTCATTCCGGGTATCGGCGGCAAAGGTTGGGACGTCCCCGATATCCCGACCCTCGCGGCCGGCGGCACCGTCGCCCGTACCGGCCTCGCGATCGTGCATGCCGGCGAGCAGTTCTCGGGTGTCGGGAACACGTTCGGTGGCGGCTCGAATGTGACGATCAATGTGACGACGACGGGACTCGGCGCCGACGCCCCCCAGATCCAGCGGGCGGTCGTGCACGCGTTGCAGCGGCATGCGATCCGTAACGGTCCGCTGGATATTCCGGTGAGAGGGGTCGCATGACGTTGCCGACCGATTATGCGAACTCGACGGTGTCGGAAGACAACCATCCCGACGCCCACAACACGGTCAACGCGGCCGTCAACGTGCTCGACGCGGCCGTCGACGCGTTGGATGCCCGGGTCGTGTCGCTGGAGGAGTCGCCGCCGTCGGGTGCGGTGAGCGGCCATGCGTCGTTCACGTTCAATGCGAATACGACCGCCCCGCCGATCGGGAACCAGTTGCGGATCAACAACGCGTCGCAGACATTGGCGACGACACTTTGGGTGGCCGATACGAGCGTCGACGGTCTCGACGTGAGCGTCGGGCTGGCGCGGGTCGTGGCCGGCAGCCAGATCTACATTCAGGACTTCGACGACGCGTCGAAATGGGTGATGTATTCGGTGACGGCCGACGCGGTCGATAGCGGCGGCTACTTCACGTACGCGGTCGTCTACCACTCCGGTCCCGCCGACGTCCCGTTCCAGAAGATCGAGTTTCAGCCGATCGCGCCGGGCATTGTTGCGGTCGCCACGTACGAGACGGTCACGTTCAGCCAGTCGGGGACGCTCGCGGCCGGGACCGGCACGTTCCGTTGGTACGCCAAGGGCGCGTACACGATCGTCGAAGTGCGGGCGTCGGTCGGGACCGCGCCGACCGGCGCCGCGGTCCTCGTTGACGTGAACAAGAACGGGACGACGATCTTCACGGGCGGCACCGACCGGCCCAACATCGCGGTCAGTACGAACACGGACGTCGGGACGCCGGCCGTCACAACCCTCGCGGACGGCGACTATCTGACCGTCGACATCGACCAGGTCGGTTCGACGGTCGCCGGGTCGGACCTGACTGTGCAGATCGTGTTGGCCCGCACATGACGAGAGGTGGCGTATGACGACGTCGACGTTCTCGGCCGCGCCCCACAACCACGTCAACACGTGGATGAAAACGTTGCATGACGCGTTCGTCGCGCTCGGGCTTGTCGTCACTTCCGACACCGGTCAATTGTCGATGGCGTCGGCGCCGACGTGGGTGTCGACGGCCAGCACCAATTACGGGTACACGGTCTATCGTTTCAACGACGCCTTGCAGGCCACCTACCCGCTGTTCCTCAAAGTCAGTTGGCTGAACTCGGCCGACACGGCCGGCGACTCGCACCGACTGGATGTGACGGTGGGGACCGGGACGGACGGGGCCGGGACGGTGACCGGCCCCACCATCGGGCCGGTCACGATCACCCAATCGACGGCGACGAGCCAGTCGGCGACGACCTATCCGTCGTACCTGTGTCTGGTGGCCGGATCGTTCGTCGCGGACCTGTTCGCCGGCGACACCGCCGGCGAACTGTTCTTCGCGGTCGACCGGATGCGCGACGCGGACGGGACCGCCAACGTGCACGGCGCCGCCCTCACCACTTTTGCCCGGACCTCCGCGGGCGCCACGATTGTCTCGCAACGTCATTTCTCGGTCGTCAACGGGAGCGCCGCATCGGGCCAGACCATCGTGTCGTGCTTCGTTCCCTACGCCTATTTCAACAGTGTCAGCAGTCTGTCTCTCGCCGACGACATCCCCGTGTTCGGTCACACGTTCCTGACCCCGCACGCCAACCATCTGCTCGGCGTCGTGACCGTCCCCCAAGGTGACGTCGCGGCCGACACCGTCTTCACCGTCGTCCGCCTCGGCGCGTCCCACACCTACCGGGCGACCGGTACCCGCACCACGCAGGCCGGGGCCGCGCTCTCAGACCTGACGGTTGCGACGGCCACAACCCAGAGCTCCGCCCTCGCGCTCGCCTACCTGTACGAGTAACCATGACGACCTACAGCGACCGGTTCGGGACCGGCCAAGTGCCGGTCGACAGTTACTACACCGGCCGCGGCTGGTGGGTGCCGTTCGATTACGTCACCGACACGATCAATATCGGCTCCGGGTTTTACATTCCGTTCCCGGTCACCGACGAGGGCGTCGCACCGGCCGTGTCGGTCGCGTATGTCGGGCCGGTCCCGATCCTCTCATGACGACGTTCGATCCGTGGCCCGGTAGCTCAGGTGGTGCGACCTCCCCGCATTGGGGGCCGTATGTGCGGCTGTTCGTGCGGGCCGCGATCGCGGCCGGTACCCCGTTCCATATGGGCACCCATGTCGCCGACCGGCTCGACGCCGCCAACGTCCTCGCGGGCGGCGCGGTGGGCCGTACCGTCGGCGGCCTGTGGATCGATCTCACGTGCGATGTCGTCGACGTGGATGTGACCGGCGGCGCGTCGGCGGGCGCGGGGATCTTCACGAAAGCGGACGCCGCGACGTGCACGGTGAATCTTGCGGACCCGGACGGTATCTACGATCCGGTGAACGCGCACGGCCCCTACACGTTCGGGGGCCGGTCTCGTTTGGTGCCGGGCGTCCCCGTCGAGGTGTTCGCGGAAGTGGTGACGCCCGGTTCGCCGGCAGGCGGGACGTTCGGG